TTCACCTTTTTTCAGAAAACAGCGGGGATGCGAATGATTCGGCCAGCAGCGCGCACCGCCACTTCACGCGGCAGCGCTTCCAGCAGCACCAGGCGGCCATGGGTTGAAACAGCCAGATCACGCGGCAGCGCTTCCAGCAGCACCAGGCGGCCGGCGGTTGTCACCGCCAACACGCGGCCATCTGGCGGCAGGCTGGGCAGCAGCAGGAAAAGCACCACATCCTGCCCAGCCAAAGCGAAGGCGCCGGGATCGGCCCCCAGCCGCCGCGCTGCCAACAGCCCCACATCCTGCCCGGCCAGGGCGAAGGCGCCAGCGTCCGCAACCAAGCGCCGCACCAGCCCCAGGGCGACATCCTGCCCGGACAGGGCGAAGGCGCCCACGTCAACCACCAGGCGCCGGGCTACACGCAGCGCCACATCCTGCCCGGCAAGGGTGAAGGCGCCGGCATCAGCTGCCAGGCTATACCCACCCGAAGGCGTGTAGATCAGTCCAACATCCTGGCCGGAAAGACTGAAGGCGCCAGCATCCGCAACCAAACGCCGATCACTACGCAGCGCCACATCCTGCCCGGCAAGGGCAAAGGCGCCAGCATCAGCGCTCAATGCGTATGAGCCTGCCGCCGCCGCTTCCTTGCCAATGACACCCGTTGCCAGCCAGAGCGTCAGCATCGCCCGTCACTCAGTCTTGAGCAGCAAGCAGGGTGGCGAGCGTCAATTCCGTTTCGGCAAGATCACTGTCAATCGACGCGACACGGGCGATGTCACCCAACATCACGGCGCTGGCGCGCAACTGGCCAAGATACGCGATGCGCCTTTTGAGCATTTCAATGATTTCGGAAATGGTCATGATCAAACCACCATACAGCGCATGTGGATCGAGGAAGTGTTGAGGAGCATATGGATAAACCGAACGCCGGTTTCTGGTTCCACCACGTCAAATGCCGTGTCACCCAACACAGCCGTGCCCTGCGGATAGACGTTAGTTCCCCAGCCGATCATGGAGCCTTCCGCTGGCGAGAAGCGTAACCATCGGCCCGAGGCTTCTTTGGTTATGTAGATGTAGCCAGCGGCATAGACGTATTTGCTGCCAGTCGTGAACGTCTCAACTGCGGGCGAATACGGGGTTACAGAAACCCATGTGTTTGCGGCGATGTCGTAATAGTCGACGGTTGCGCCAGCCGCGCCGCGGAACGAATAAATCCGGCGTCCGTTGATGATGGCGTTCTCGTCACCCCACGATGCGTCAATCGCAGAAGGAACATCGAACACCCAATTCGCTGATACGGCAGCACCAGGAGCGCCGCTGCGAGCCGCACCGGGGGTTAACGTCGTCGTCGTGTTGCCGCTGATGCTGTAGCGGTAGAGCGTAACCGCGCCGTTGCCCATGATATAGAGGAAGTCGTCATTCCCCTCGATGTGATAAACGCTTGTCGCATCCGGCTGCGTGGTCCATGCCGTCGATGTGGTCAGCACCGTGCCGGTGTTGCTGGCGATGGTCCTGATCTGGCCAGCTCCGGTGCCGCCCGTGATGTGAACTTGGAAGTTCGCCCACTGGTTTGTGGCCCATGCCTTTGCGGAGTTGGTGAGTGTGCTTGCACCGCCTGCCGTGGCCGTGCCGGTTGCAAAATTCAAGTCCGACCCGTTGTTGCCGTAGGATGGCGTGGCAATCATTCTGCCGTCTGTGGCCCACGATGCAGGCAGGCCGGTGTTGGCGAGCGTCGTCCATGTGTTCAAGGCGAAACAGTAGACCCGGAACGAACCGGCAGCAAGCGTTCCGGCGTTCAAAACATACCAGCGCGGGGTGAGCAGCCGGAAGGTCGAGGAAGCCGTAATCGTCGCGCCAAATGCTGACTCAACGGTGATCGTGGCCGCTGCGCCGAGCGTGTTACGCAGGATCGTGCGGACATCACCAGCGCCGGGACCGCCTGTAATCTCGATCTGGTAGCCCGCAAGGCTGCGCTGCAAGTTCAGACCAGTTACAACCGTTGTGGTTGAGCCGCCCGTTGCAGTCCCGGTCGGGCCGACAGCGCCACAGGTGCCGCATGTGCCAGCGCCGAATGTGCCAGCCAGGCCAGGCGATGGAACCTGAATCCAGCCATCCTCAAAGGGATGGTAAAGCCACGCCGCCGTGGCGGCGGTGACGTAAAGCTGGAGCTGCTGGTTAAGCTGGCTTGAGATGATGAGCGATCCGGCAGCGGTAGCGGTCGGCACGAGCGTCGGCATGACAGCCCAACGCTTCAGGTGGAGGATTTTGCGGTTATAATTGGCGACGGGCATGGCTGATCCTTACGTGATGACGATGTTGCGACACAGGTCGGCTTCGTTGCCGAGCGTGAGCGCAATTATCTGTTGATTCGCGGCGATACCGCCGATCTGTGTTTGATTGGTCATCGTGTTGAGTGTTAGAACCGTGTTGACGGTGCCCACCGCTGAGCCGGCATCGGTTATCGTCCGCAAGCGGCCAGCGCCATCGGGGTTCAGAAATTCGAGAACCGACGCGAGATGGTGAATGGCGAAGGCTATTTCCTCAAGCGTGGCCTGAGTTGCGATTTCCTTGCCAAGCCCTGCATCATCGCTGGTGCGGACCACTCCGGCCAGCTTGCCGTCGATGGTCTCAACCGCAAGCTGATCGGTGCCGGAGCCGGTGTTAGCCCGTGCTGGAAGCGCTGTAATCGTCATCTGCATTTCTCAGCCTCAATTCTGCAAGCGAACCGTGGAAGCGTTCAGCGTGAACGTGCCACCGCTTGACACAACGTCCGAACCAAAATCATTGACCGCAATCAATTCATCAGCACTCGCCGCGCCACCGCGCGAAACGTAATAAACCGCCTTTCGCGCCGTGATGGTGGAGTTCGACCAGCTTACTTGCCCAAGCGCAATATCTACGCGGTCATTCGCAGTGTCTTTAGTCACCGTCACCGCAGAGGTAACGCCGCCCGCCGTGTAGCCAGCGCCAGAGACTTCATTCGTCACGTCGCTACGCTTGGTGTGTGTGTCCTTATTCTCGGCATAGCTGGACGTCACCAGCATTACCTTGACCGTCACCGCGTCCACATCAATAATGCCGCGAATAACGTCATCCCAAAAGGAATTGTAAATCAGACTTGCCATTTCGTTTGTCCTTTCGCGCCATCATCAACGCAGTCACTTCAATTGCAGAAAAGCGCCCGCTGCAATCGCGCCCAGCACCGCCATGGTCATTGCCTTAACGACTTGGCTCCAAACAGTCTTTTTGGTGGAGCGCCAGGCGTCGAGAAGGTTTCGCAATTCCTTCATATCCTCGCCAGCATTTTCGTCATGCAAGCCAACAGACTGCAATGCTTCACGCGCGCCCTGTTTGGCAGCGCGCGCAATCATCTGTTCGATAACCTCTGGAGACATGGCGCGACGCTCTTCAGCCATGGGTTAGCCCTCGGCTTTTTTCTTCGCCTTCGGTTGGCCGGGCATTTCTGCCCAGCCTTCCCGAATTGCCACCGCCGCTAATTCGCCGTGAACGGTATCGCCCACGGCAAATTCGCGCCCATACACTTCGCCGTCCGGCGCCCCGATAAAAGGCGCCGTGACGGTTGCCACAACCTCCGACATTAGGTGGTAGCAATCTTCAGCAGCTTGATCGCCTGCGAGTTGCGGATACGCCCGCCAACACGCCTGCGGATGTAGAACTGCACAAAGCCGGGCAGAGTGATTTCGTCACGCGTCATACGCATCCCGACGCGATCCGCAATCAAATAGCCTTCACGGAAATCACCAAAGGCAATCGGAAACACGTTTGCCGCAACCGCCGGCATATCTTCGGCCTCAGTGATCGGATAGCCGAGGAAGGTTTCAGCCTGGCCCATGGAAAGCGAAGGCTGCCACAGATACTGTCCCGTGCCGGAACCTTCACGATATTTGCGAAGGGCGGAAAGAACCAGCTTCGAGGTGACAAACCGCGCATTAGAGCGATAGCGGGCGCGCAACGAATAGACCAGATCATAGAAGATGTCCGGGCTGGTTGGCATCGCCGCCGCCTGGCCAGAAGCGACATACTGCAACGTGCCGAAGGCGCGCGATGCGTCAGCAGTCGTTACAGGCGTCGGACCGGCAAGGAAGCCGGTCGGGCGATTGGTGCCGTTGCCAGAGACAAAGGCCAAGCCTTCGCCCTGCGCCATGGCTTCAGCCGCGCTGGTGACAAGCCAGTTTTCGACGTCAAAGAAAAGATCATCAAGGCTTTCTTCCGAGGCGCGCGGGCGGGCAGAAGCCATGCCAAAAGTCGGCGCCACTTCAGCCAAGTCAGGCGTATTGGTTTGGCTGCGAGTGCCAGCTTCGCCAACCCATTCAAAAGCCGAACCGTTCACGTCGAACAGTTCCTTGTAATCCGGGCTGCCAACCGCGCGAACGGTGGCAATCTGACGGATCGGGGAAATGTCCACAGACAAACGCGCAATCGTGCGCTCAATCACTTCGGGCAGCGCAAAGCCGCCGGCGGAACCGGTCGAGGTCACAGTCTGAACGGCGCGGGTTTCAAAGCCGTCATCACTCATGCTGCGATTTTGCAGCGCCTTCGCCGTTTCGCGCATCCGCATTTCGGCGCGCGGATCGCGCGGGTTACGCACCCAACCGAGAAACGCATTGCGATAAGCAAGCGCCTCGGCAGTGTCAGCACCAGCGCCAGCCTCGCCAGCGCCACCCGGACGCGCGGCGCGGGTTTCAGCCTGTTCGATGCGCTTTTTGATTTCCGCTTGGGCATCAAGCACCGCATCAATGCGCGACAGCTTTTCATCCAGGAGCGGATCAGCAGCGCCGCGCTTGGCAATTTCGGCAAGGCGCGCATCATTGGCGGACTTGTATTCTTCAAAAGCGGCGCCGATTTTTTCAATGGCGCCAGTCAGGGCCTCAGACATGAGGGGTTCCTTTCAGGATCAAGATTGCAGGGAACGCAACAGCCTATCGGCTGCCTTGTTTGCGCGCTCGGTTGCGATCTCGGCCTCTCGCCGTTCAGCACCCATTCGCATCAGGCGAGACACAAGCGCCGTCGCCTGAGACTTCGACACGTCCGGGGCTACATCACGCAACCACCGCTCCGCGTCGGAAGGTTTAAGAATTTCATCAATTGCAGCGGCCTTCACGCGCGTCACGCGCGCGGACTTGGCAGCGGGAAAAGTCACAAGTGACACTTCCCAAAGATCAACCGCCCGCACCGTGCGGATGTCGGTCTTGGGGTCGTATTCATCATCTTTGGTGACAAAGCCGATGGACAGGCCGGAAATGGCGCCAGCCTTCACAAGCGCGAAAGCCTCCCGCGCTTGCGCCACGTCCATCGCCAAGCGGCCCTTCACGCGAAGGCCGCGCTGATCCTCGTCCATGCTTTCCCAAACACCAATCGGCATATCCTGCCGGTGTTGCCAAAGCATGGCCGGCATAGTGCCCGCCGCGCGATGCTCGGCAAGGCTGGCCGCAAAAGCGCCCGGCACAACGACATCGCCATAAGCGTCTTCTTGCCCAAAGACAGAACCAAAGCCTTCGATAACGCCCTCTTCACCTGCCGCGCGAAGGGCAAGCGCAAAGTCGCGCGTTTCCCGCCGCGCGCCCTGTTCGCGGTTGTCAATCATTCCATTTTCCTTCGCTTAAACCGCCGGTGCTTCCGGCTCGGGCGCAGCGGGAGCGCCATTCATGTTCGCAGGCGTCAAAGGTTCGTCCAAGCCGGGCAGCGGGTCCTTGCCTTCCTCATCGCGCAATTCATTTCGGGTATAAATGCCAAGTTCCGCCATGGCGCGCGCCCATACCGCGCGATCCGCCATGCTGCCCGCCGTCAGATAGCGCGTGTCAAACTCGCACCACAAAGGCCCGGAGCCATCCAGCAGAAATTCATCCAGGCGCTGCAACCAAAGCTGGTGCCATGGCGCCAGCGTGTGTTTGAGATGCGCCGCAAAGAACGCCTCAGAGCTGGCAAAGGTCGCGCTCTTGTCTGAATGCCCGACCATGATCGGAAACACGCCAAAGGCGCGGCAGATTTCCTCAATCTGCAAGCGCCGCGTCTCGACATGCTGCGCGTCTACGCCAGTCATCGCCATCGGCATGTATTTCATGGCGTTATCAAGAATAGCCGTGCCGCTGCGCTTGTCCGCCGTAAAACGCTGCCAGGATGCGCGAAGGCGCTCCATAGCGGCAGTGTCTAGCTTCGCCTCAGTCGTCAGGATACCAGCCGGACGCCCGCCGTTTTCGTGCAGCTTGGCCTGCGATTGTTCAGCCGCCATGGACAGGCCAATGGCCGAAGCCGCAAGCCGCACCGCATTCAGGCCGCGCCAGAAATCCCACTGCCAATTCGGCAGGTGAAACACATCATCCGGCCCAAGCTCGCCAATAAAGCCAAATTCATCATGAATGCGATACCGCACCTGATAGCGCGCCGTGCGGTCTATCTGATAATTGCCAGGCCGCACCGGGATCAGTTCTCGCACGCGATTGCCGGACATGACTTTCACTGCCAAGGCATCGCCGGTAAGCGCCGCGTGAAGCGTCATCGTGCGGCGAAACTCAAAGCTTGTCTGCCACTCATTGGGCCGGCGCGAAAGCATCCGAAACTCGGGGATATTGCGCGCAAGCTGGCGCCGCCGGTCAGCATCTTCTCGAAACACATACAGGGCAGGCGTCGCGCATCCGTCCGCAATGACCTTCACACACGCTAGCACCGTCGCCACCTGCAAGGCAGTCTGTGGCGTCACTGCAAGCCCGGCAACCGTCGCGCCATAGGCTTCATCTATGCGCGCCATCACCTCTTCGAAGGGGCGCGGCGCAGATCGAAAGGAAAGCGCACCTCGAAGGCGCGTGATCAAGTTCATTTCACAGGACCACCATCTCCGAGGTTTCAAGATAGGAATGCGCTTCAGCCTGCGCCGTAGCGGCCCCTACTGCCATCGCCAGCGCGACAAGCGCATCAATGCGGTTAACAGCCTTCCGCTTGGAAAACCAGAAATTGCCAAACGGATCATTTTCCGTTGTGGCGCTCATCATAGCGGAAATCAGCACCGGCGACCGCCGCAGCCTGATCCGCTTTTCAAGAATAAGTTGCTCCAGGATCAGCTTGGAGCCGGGCATCCATAGCCCTTGCGCGCCCTTTTTCTTGCCGCCTTGGGGATGCTCCACAATGGGAAGCGTCACGCCAAGGCTATCAAGCTCCGGCTCAAAGTGCCGCTTGAAGCCGTAGCTGTCATACGCAACCGCCGCGATTTCATAGAGCCCGACCAATTCAGCCAACCGCGCCGCAACAAAATCAAAGCGCACCATCCGGCCAGGCGCGGCATTCAGAAAGCCGTCCTTAACCCAAAGGTCATAGGGCACGTTATCCCGCAACGCGCGCTCGGCCAGCGTATCGCCAGGCGTCCAAGCTTCTACCCAAGCGTCAAAAGTCGGCAAGCGCGCCGTGGTGCCATCCTCGCCCGGCATGTCCACAAAGCCGGTCGGCACAACAAAGGCCAGCGCGGTCAAGTCTTGCGTGGCGGAAAGGTCCAGACCGCAGAAAACCCGCTCGCCGGTATGTTCGGTTTCCGGCTCAAACTCACTCAGGACCGCTTCAAGCGCCGGGCGCGACATCCAGGCGGTATCGCTTTCCGTCCACTGGCAAAAATGCAACCGGAGGATGTTGTTGAGCTTGCCGGGGATAGCCTTGGCCTGCCGCACCACCCCGGCGAGGTAGTCAGGCTGAACCGTCACACCTAGCAGCGGGTTCGCCTTCACCCAACAGGCCGGGTCTTCTAGCGGGTCATCGCCCGGATCAAGGCCGCAAACGAAGCTGAAGGCTTCATCGTCCAGCACTTCCCCGACGAAAGTGAACGCCTCGTCAGGTTCCCGCGTCCCGGCTGCCACCCGGACCGCGTGTTGATGCTCTTGCCAGCACACGCTTTGCCGGTCACTACCGGAATTGGTCGCCATAATCAAAAGCGGTTGCCGGCGCCACTTGAACCCGCGCTCCAGCATCTCG